ATTTTATGATAACAATTAAAAATACTAAATCAGAAACTCGTATCACTGAAACTGTCAATGGCATCACTCGCAGTCATGCCGTTATTCATGACCGTGATCTCTACGCAAAAGAGTTGATCACTCGGATCAAAAACTTCAAAAAATAGGTTGATTATCAATGACTTATGAATTTTATCAAAAAGAAAAATCCAATTTCGTAACCCGTTGATACTCAACTAGATAAAATACTTTACAAATTAGGAAAAATAGATTATAATATACATATAAGATTGATTATGGAAAATAAGATTCACACTGTCACTACTCAGTATCGCGAAAATTATGGCGCCCACAATTGGGATGAAACCGGGGAATGTCCTCAGTATTGGAAGAACAAGGGTGGCGAGACCTATGTTCTCTACCCATCTGTAGATGTCGTGGCTTTTGAGAAAGCGATTTCTCACAAGAATGACTACTCCGAGGTCTTTGTGATCTTTACCGATTGTCATTCTGATATTGATTCGATTCCAGCCGAGGATGAATGGCATTCCAACATTCACGTGACCATGGAAAATGATCTTTTCCATTGTTCTGTCGATGACAACAATTCTGGACAGATGCGTGATGAGATCGTCTCGAAATATAAGAGATGGCTTCTTCACCCCGATTCAAATATCAGTGATCACAGGGTTTACTACACCATGAATGATGGCAATGTTGTGACTGGAGAAAAACTTGCCGAGTGGCTTGAAAAAAATGAAGCAGTGGCTTCTTAGATAGGATACATTATGAAATTACCAATATTTACATTCTTAGTTATTATCGGAACTTTGGCACTGGCTGAAAAAGCCTCGGCTATCACATACGACCCTTGCCCTTATGCAAACGATGTAGTTGTAGCAACTATTATTATGGAAGCAGGTGGTGAATATCACATAGGGGCTCTTGAAGCAGTTTATGAAGTAATAAAGACTCGTGCCAAAAAACGGAACAAGACACTTGCTCAAGTTTGTCTACAGAGAAAACAATTCTCTTGTTGGAATGGAAAGGCTGATGGAATAAAATCCTTAGAAGCCACGATTACCAAAGCAAAGAATCACCCTCGTTGGAAAATTGCAGAAAGGATATTAGGATCAAATACAAACTTTACAAATGGTGCTGATCACTATCATGCAAATTATATCGATACGCCATACTGGGCTGATTCTATGATTGTGACCGCTAAGATAGGTCGGCACATCTTCTATAAATAAATATACTATATACTAAAAAATAAATAAAATGAATAAGAAAAAATTAATTACTATCGGTGCAGTATTACTTACTGCAAGTTTAACATACGGTCAATCACGAGCCACTATTGAAAGAGGATTGCTTGGAGCGGTCATGGGTGGCGTTATTGGAAATAATGTTGGTGATGGAGATTCTGAAACGGGTGCCATTATTGGTGGTCTAAGTGCTATCATATTTGGTGAAAAGGGAATATCACATAGGCGGTCTCATACTAGAAGTAGACATCATACTTATGGTCATTCCAGACATATACCTAGTGTAAAATTATATCCTTCAACAAAGGTCATTGAGATCAGAGAACAAGTGTGGGTGCCGGGTCGAACTATCCGAAATGCTTGTGGAGATGTTATCTATCATGAACCCGGTCACTATGAAACACATAGTCGATTTGAAACAATCAGAGTCTTTCGCTAATATTTAAAATTAATCAATACAAATCTATATTATGACAAGTGAACAACGATTAAACTTAATTAAATCTATAGTTAAGAAGTCTAAGAAAAAAATAAAACGGGAATCAAAGAAAATTAATGATGACTTTGTACCCTTGAAACCTACAGCTCCTACTGAAAACGATATCAATGAGGAGTTTGACATCTTAACCCGATACACAGCAGACCAATATATTAATGAAGAAAAATAGAATCTTTGACCGTTACGGCAGAATTGCGGCAGTTGATCACAAGTACACAGGAGAAGAGCCATCTTGGGATGGTTGTCAATCTTGGACAATCGAAAAGTTTATGAATGAGCGTTCTCGTATGTTCAATTTCTATAACTACTACTGCTCCTCTAAGGATTTATTTGATGATCTAATTAACTGGATGGTATCAAATAAATATACTAAAGATCAAATCAAAGCCATTAAATCTGGTGGAGAAAGATGTGTGAGTTTTACCGCAATGAAACTCGCTAGGGCTATGAATAATGGTATGCTCCCAACACGAGAAGATGTGATGGAATATATTAAAACAAAGCCAGGGCTCTCTGCTGATGAACCTCATAACGATGATGTGTATGTCAAAGATGAAGTTGATTCTGTCATTCGCCAAAATATCGTGAACAAAAAATCTCAAGCCTCATTGAATAGTGATGATGGAGTAAAGATGATTTCACCACTTGAGAGACTCTCCAATAAAGTGAATGAAACCATCATCTCTGAATTGGAAGTTATGATCGATGATAATGATTGGGCAGAATCACAAACAAAAGTTGAGTCTATTAATTTAGTCCAACTCTTGAAAGCAAACTCTATTCCCGTAAAAGGATTGAAAGAGATATATAACTGGCTTCAGAAATATGAAACAAGTTTACAAAATGCAATTGATAAAGAAAATGAATTTGATGTAGAGGGCTGGGCTTTCTTATCCAAACCTGCTATTCGTAATCGATTGAAAGCAATTAAAGATATGATTCTTCAGCTTGATAAATATTCAGCAACGAATAAAAAGGTTCGCAAACCTCGAAATAAGAAAGTGAAGTCTGCAGCACTACAAGTTAAGAAACTTAATTATAAAGAATCTGATGATACTTATGGAGTCCAATCTGTATCGCCACTGAATGTACCAGGCTCAAGAATGATTCTTACTTTCAATACAAAAAATCGAAGACTTGGTGTTTATGTAGCTGATAATCCAATTAGTGTAAAGGGAACAACCTTAAAAGAATGGAATGAAGACAAAAGTTTCTCATTGACAATTCGTAAGCCCGATGATATAATTCCTATTCTATTAAAGAAAACAGAAAAACAATTCACAAAAGTGATCGATGGTTTAAAAACTAAGAGAGGAATAGTGAATGGTCGAATCAACAAAGATACAATCCTATTAAGAACATTATGAGACAACCTGTAGTTATCACACCAAGTATTACAAAAGAAGACCTGAGAATCCAAGCGGAAATATTAGTTCATAAAGATAAAATGACATACGCTGAGGCAATATGTGATATTTGTGAAAAATTAATGATTGATCCACAAGATGTAAAAAGAATAGTAACTGGTCCACTTAAGACTAAGCTTGAAGCAGAAGCCATTGATAGGAATATCATAAAGAGTGATACATCTAAATTATTCTAAATTATGGGAAGATATTATACAGGAGACATTGAAGGTAAGTTCTGTTTTACAGTGCAATCATCATATGCAGCTGATCGATTTGGTTGTGAAGGAGTAGCATCACATATTCATTATAATTTTGATGAATCACACATTGATATTATTGAGAGTGAATTAAAAAAGATTGAAGACAATATTGATTTAAATGATGTTAAAGAATATTATGAAGGCACTGATGGTGAAAGTTTAAGTGGAATACATCCTAATGATCATTCAGATTATGCTGATTATATTCTAGGTAGAAAAATATTAAGTCAATTGAGAATGAATGGCGCCTGCTATTTTGAATCAGAATTATGATGAGTGGATTCCAAGCCTATACAATATACAGTGCATTAAAGTTACATTATACGCAAGAAAACTTTGATGCTTATAAGTACAATTTCAAGACTCGTGTAAATTCTAATACATATGAGAAACTAAGATTTAAATATTCATTTGAAAAACTTGCATCAAAATATAAAACCAAAGAAGAACTCATTGAATTCTATACTTCCAATTTCATTGCAGGATGTACTTGGATAATGGATATGAATGAAACAAATCTTAATGATAGGAAAGGTAGATTAGAATCTTTCTCTTATAGATTTAAAAATGATATAAATAAACTCTCTAAATATGATTTTAATGAATTGTGTTCCTGTAAGAATGGTGAAAATATTCTAATTAACGAATTCTGCAAGGAAAATATAAACATTGAAACTATTTCTATGATTGATCTTATGGTCAATTTTATTAAACCTTTATTGTCAAATTTAAATGATCCACTTGGAATGAAGCGTGATCATGCTCTGATGGCAATGAAATACAAAAACAGCTTAATCGACATAGATAGAAAAAAAATTAAGGATAATCTCATTTCTTTATTTACAAAAGAGTGATATCGTGATATAATACTATCAGTCGATTAAATACAATACAATACAATACAATACTAAAAATACAAATACAAAAATAAAATAATATGTCGTTCCAAGAACTAAAACAAAAACGTGCACAAGCAATCGCAAATCTAGTTAAGGCTGCAGAATCAACTTCTGAAAAAAAGTCTTATGGTGATGATCGTATGTGGGCACCAACAGTAGACAAAGCAGGTAATGGTTATGCCGTTATTCGCTTTCTTCCAGCAACCGAAGGTGAAGACCTCCCTTGGGTTCGTTATTGGGATCATGGCTTCAAAGGGCCGACTGGAAAATGGTACATCGAAAAGTCTTTGACTTCAATCGGACAACAAGACCCAGTAAGTGAAATGAATACTCAACTATGGAATAGTGGTATTGAATCTGATAAAGAAGTTGCTCGCCAACGTAAGCGTCGTCTTCATCATGTTTCAAACATCCTTGTGATTTCCGATTCGGCAAATCCACAAAATGAGGGTAAAGTATTCCTTTACAAGTATGGTAAGAAAATCTTTGATAAGATTATGGATGTAATGCAGCCACAATTTGAAGATGAACAGCCCGTCAATCCATTTGATTTCTGGAGTGGGGCTAACTTCAAGTTGAAGATTCGTCAAGTGGAAGGATATCGTAATTACGATAAATCTGAATTTGATTCATCATCAGAATTGTTTGATGGTGATGATTCTAAACTTGAATCCGTATTCAATGATGTATATTCTCTTAAGGAATTTGCAGACCCAGAAAAGTACAAGACATATTCAGAGTTGAAAAAGAAACTCTATGATGTTCTTGGTGAAGAAGAAATTGCCGATACGCTACAAGAAAACACAGTTGCGGAGTTGAATGTGACTCGTGAGCCTGTTATTAATAACGCTCCGACTCCTACATCCGCACTAGCTGAGACCCCAGCACCACCTACCAATGTGGATACGGAGGTCGCGGAAGGAGATGAAGACACACTTAGTTATTTTGCCAAATTGGCACAAAGTTAAGGGTTAAGAATCTCTCCATGGCACAGATCGGCATCAGAAATGGTGCCGATCTTTTTGCTTAAAAGCAAGCTGCAACAAGTTCTAGTGTACGATCAATATGCCTATCAGAATTGATCGTTGTATTTGTAATATTTTGATCTCCTGCATTATTAACAACAGCAGTATTACCTACACTATTACTAGCTGCTTTAAGTGCTTCGGCTTCTCTCATTTGATCAATCTGTCTCTGATTCGTCTCAAGTTGTGCTCCAGATGAATTCTCTGCAAGAAGGATTTTCCTTCTTTCCGCGACGAATTCGTTGTGATCTGCACCATATAATGAACCTAACTTGTTCATGTCTGATTCAGAATGTTTCCCAGACTTCTTCATTGACTTGAGTATCTGCCGCTTTATGAACAAATCGAATTGTTCCTCTGATATTTGCCCAGTGCGTAATCCGTGCTCTTGTAATCTAAGTTTTTTTCTCGCGCCTTCTGCACTTTGAGATGAGTTTGATCTAGCTAATCCATCCAGCACTTTCTTTTTAATATCTGGGTCCATCTCATCACCACTTGCAACTTGACCGATCGCTTTGTTACTCATAGCACCAACTTCACCATACTGCTTAAAAGTCTTGTCACTAAACTTATTAACTGACTTATTCGATAAAGATGCTGTTGAGGCAGACCCTACAGTTTTTGGAGCAGCGGCCACTCCTGTTGCTATTACCGACATATTTTTCATTACTTCAGCAACTGTTTTTAATTTCAGTTTAGAAAGTCTTTTAATCTGATCAACAAATTCTTCTAATTTATCAGGCTCGCCAGTATCGAAATTCTGGATAGCCTCTCCAAGACTATCGATTGATCCTGCAACTGTTTCTAAGTCTGGTCCAACCTTACCTAATTCAATAAATTTACCAACAGGATCATCTGAAAAGAAATTCAATACTCCTCCAACAGCCGCAGCCGCCGCAAAGGCTACTAAAGCTGCAGATACTGCGGCTATTCCACCAGAAGCTAGATAAAGACCCGGTCCAACACTAGATAGTAGTACAAGAGAATCAATAAAACCTGATAAGAAGTCACCCACAGCCTCAATTACCATACTTGTAGCCATTCCAAATCCAACTAAAAAGGGTGTCATTAATTCTAGAGCCTTACCAAACATCATAAAGGCTCCTGCTGCCGGAATCATTGCTGCACCAAGCGCTGCTATTGCCGCGGCACCTATAAAGATTGCAGGTGAGATAAATGATAGACCGAAAGCAGCTAAGCCTAATGCAGCCAGAACTCCTATTCCTATTCCCACACCTTTCCAATTAATATCAGCAAATTGTTGAAAGGCTTTACCCGTAATAAACATTGCACTACCAAGGGCAATAAGTACACCTGCTCCTATTAAATATTTTGGATTCGAAATCGCTTTAAGACCTTTACCCAATCCTTTTAACAATCCAGATATTCCCGCACCTGCGCCTTTTCCTATTCCAGCCATCGCGCCTCCAGCTGCCCCACCTGCCGCGGCCTTTGCACCACCAAAACCAAATTTAGATTTAATACTATCTTTAATTGAACTTAAAACGCCACCTGCCGCCTTTTTTTCAGGGCCACTATCTTTAGAATCATTGTCACTTATCTCATTGAGAGCTTCGATTTGCCTCTCTTGTCTAGCTATATCTTCTTTACGATTTTCTCTAGCCTGTAATACATCACCTTCTGATGATTCTACTAATGATTCTAGAGATGAACTTGTATTTGTAATAGCCTCAAGAGCATCAGGGGGAATAACAGAAGATGCTGCTCCTGCTGGAGCACCTCCACCTACACCACCAGTAATATTATCGACTGCTTCCTGTGGATCAAATTTCTTGGCAGCCTTGGAAATTCTATTTAATAGACCTTGGCGAATCAGAAAGAATCTAGTCTTTGTAAGAAAATCTTGTTCTGGCGTTGCACCAAGAACATCATTAAGTGACATCTTTGGATCAATTTCTAATTCAACACCCTCTGTTGCTTTTTCAACCTTTTGAAGAATATTTCTCTTTATTCTTAACCATCTTAAAGCATGGATTATATTTATTTTTGGAGATTCACCAAGAATATCAGATAATTTCAATTGCTTATCAATATCTAAGTCTAGATTACCACCCTTTGTGGCTTTATCAACAGATTGAAGAATATTACTCCTAACTTTTAAAAATTTAAAAGCCAATGCGAAATTTAAATTCTTCAATTCCGTCATATCACCCATTAAGGATGATAAAGAAATAGTCTTATCAATATCTAATTCTAACTTGCCACCTCCTGTAGCCTTTTGGACAGAATCCAAGATATTGCCTTTTATGGCATCAAGTTCATCCACGAACTTTAGATTACTACTTTTTATACCAGAAACTAACTGCTTAGTTGCATCGTCGATAGTCTTGCCAAGTTCGCCCGCTTGTTTTTCAAGTGATACTTGCAATTTATCATTGATGTCATTAAGTTTATTATTTTCCTCAGGCATTTCTTTGTTTTATTCTCTCATTTTCTTCTTTAATATAATTCTGTAACATTCCAATGTAAATTTGTCTTTCCCATGGCAACATATTATCTAGTTCAGTCAAACTATATTTATGATGCTGCATCAAGGAGAAGTTAGTCTGATAGTGATTAACCAGTGATTCGTGAGAAAGACTTAGATAAAAAAATCACTCAGTCCAGAAAGTTTATATTCATTTTCATGTCCACAGAACTTGCATGTATATTTAAGATTATGTTCTAGTTTAGGTTGGTTAGCAATAAATTTTTGAATAGACTCTAAGTGTTTATGTCCTAAAGAATCAACGAAAGTTTCGAGTTCACTTCGATCTGTTTCATCCGTAAGATAAACATTATCTTTATCAAAGATAGACTCAATTGATGCAATGATAGCTGATGTTACATCATTATCATCTTCCATTGAATCTATATCTTTAACACGAATTGAGCGAAGAGTGAGACCAATCTCTTCTTCAATAATAATTCTAGGGTCCACTTCTGTTTCGGGCCAGTGAATTTTAGCTTCTGTTAAATCAAGGGTTACTACATTTTCTTTACCACACTCTTCACATTTGATATTGAAATCTACTGTCTCTCCAACACTGATCGCTCTTAGTTGAAGGAATATATATTCGAGATCGAACATGGTCAGATCGTTTACTTTAATTTTATTAAATGCACAAACATTAATAATTTCTTTAATCATCTTGAGGATTTGTTTTTGATCCTCAGATTGTTGAGCTTGGATTAATAGTTTTTCTTCTTTAACAAGGAATGGTCTTATCTCGATCTTTTTCTTTGTAGATGGAATCTCAATCGTGTGTTTAGATGTTTCTAATACTGGTAATGGCATAATATTTTAATAATTTAGTTAATGATTTAGTTAATAATATATTTATACAGATTTAAATTTTATCCCCTTCATGTATAATATCTCGGCATGCAAAAGTTACTGACAATTTTAAGGCAGAATCCACTGTTTCATTTGATTTTTCAATAGCACTCACAGTTATAGGATAGCAATCGACGGCTTTTATAGCATATTTAGGATTATTTTGTTTATCTTCATGTTGAAAAGATAAATCAGCTACATATTCATCAAGATAACGAGCCTTGTATGTTTTTTGATCAATGATTCCTGCTTGCCATGTTTCAAAGATTTTCTTTACGTAAAAATCTTCTGTTAGTCTGAATGTAACACTGAGTTCATCATTCAGATAACCACTTGGCATTTTTAATAAATTTCTATACATCGAATAATCAATGCTTTCAATTTGTTTGCCTGGAAATGTGATGGATTCACAAAGTAGCGTCTGTGCACTCAAGTCAAATCCTTCGACTTCATCTATTACATATTGAGGTGCGTTGAAGAAAGCCGTGAATCTATTTGGATTTGCTAATCCTCTCTTGTTTATCTGACCTAATAATGCTTTTATTGTTCTGGTATCCATATTAATATATTAATTCTTTTGATGCCTTCCAAATGATTGCTTTACTTTTTCTGACAAATTGTTCAGTTGGTAGAAATAGTGCTGCTTCCCATTCTGTTGCTGGGACTTCGGCAATTGTTGATTTTACATTTGAATTTAAGTATCTCTTAAAGCACGGCGCAAATTCTTTTAGTTTTGAAGATGATTTAAGAAAATTGTATGTGATTCTAAATCTTGTTGAGTCATTATATTTCTTATTACTCTTAAAATCTAAAAGTTTATCAAAGAATTTTGCTCTCAATGTAGGAGATAAGTAGTGTAAATTTAATCCATAGAAACCATCTGATGTTCTTTTTACCATAATGATAAGAGGAAATCTATCATAGTAGGGTAGTGTATCTTTTGTTTTTGGATCATAGAAATACATGAACATACGACCCGAAAGAGGTTTGTCTACCTTTTTCAATGCACTATCTTTTAGTAATCCAGTACGTGAAGGTCTAGTAATAGACGAAAGTGTTTTTCTGAACCATTTGAGTGATTCATCTGATCTAGGATTAACACCTGCTCTAAAAGCCTTTGCCTGAATTTTATCAAAATAAGAAGTCTTTGCCATATAATATATTTATATCATGTTAGTAGTTTTATTCCAAATGATTTCATTGTTCTTTCAGTCCATATCTGAAATACCCAACCACGACTATCACAATATTCTCTTGCTGCTTCCCATTTAGATTGATTTTTTACGTATGTCATCACCTCATTGATATATTTTTTAGTCTTCCTTGATCTTACCTTTGGTTCCTTTGTTTGTGCTTCTGGTTTTATTTCGATAATATAAGTTTTCCCATCTGACAACTTTATTTTTAAATCTGTATAATATCTGTGCATTTTTCCATCAGTCTTACACTTGTATGGAACAACTACTTCTTCACTAGACCATTTTACCACTTTAGGGTGCTCATCAAGCCATCTGAAAGCCTGTCTTTCCCATAGGGATCGAAACACACAATTTGATGAATCACCTTCATATTTATTAATATTCTTAACTCTATATTTTCCTTTGTATGTTTTCATATAAATAGATATAACTAATTATTTATATGGATACACCTACACTACTATTCCCCTTGGAGATTTCCTCCCAGCCTGAAAGACCAACCATAAGATTCACAGCCTATGACCGAAGTAATGGTAAAGCTGATCAGCATCATATAGTTCTTCCATGTCCACAATCCTTAGCATTCTCAGATGCTGCCGACTTTAGTTCAATAGATTTAGGTGCACTTGGTGGTACAATAGCAAGTGGAGTAGAAAATGGTGTGGGTAATACTGTATCTTCGACCAGAGTAACTGATGTTCTACAAGTCGCTGCAGCAAAAACGCCAAGTTCTGATACTGTATCATTTGTTCGGAAGACTGTAGTAAATCCAAATACAAATACTACTTTTAAATCTAATAGAGTTCGTAACTTTGCATTTAATTTTAAGATGATTGCAAGATCACAACAAGAGTCTGATGTAATTCGATCAATACATTCTAAATTCAGAAAATTTACATACGCATCACAAAGTGGTGGTGGTAGTAATCTGATGTTAGATTTTCCTCCAGTGTGGACGATTCGTTTTCTTGATTTTTCATCGGATACTGATGAAAATACATTCATACCTAAAATATATTCTTGTTATCTTACCCAAGTTGAATCTACATTCAATTCTGATGCCAATCTTTATTTTAGGGATTCTGCACCTCTTGTAGTTGATATCTCTTTACAGTATCAAGAGACAAGGGCTCTTACAAGAAATGATATCGATAGTATGGATAATGATGTTGCAGGTCGCCGAGGAATTGATGAGAGTGGTAATCCTAGAGTCACACCTAAACCTACAGTACAAAATCAAGAAGCAAAGCCAACAGCTACTACACCACTATCAAGCAGAGGTCGCCGTCCGCGAGCAGGTGCTAGGAGAAATATAGTAGATAGAAGAAGAGGATAAAAATATGAGATTTTTTTCACAGTTTCCAATTACAGATTATAAAATTAATGGAGAGGCCACTTCTTCTTCATTA